ATTTCATGAGATTCAATTTCATATCTTTAATCAAATATCCAACTCTCACGTGGGACATAAATTGATAGGATCCGTGTCCCAATTGTCTCGATAAATCATTTAAGGATAAATACATATGAAGATATCTTATAAGTATTAGACCCGGTTTTAAATACATGACCTGATTGGTCATAATTTTAGGTTTGTAAAAATAATTAATAGACATTGGTGACAGGTCTCTTATTTTCAGTGCTGGTACAAAAACAAATTCCATATTTCTAAAAGTAGACTTTAATTTTGTTTTTAACAAGTCATAATACATGGGGTCATAACCCGCATCAGCCACTGGATTATAAATAACATTGTTGCCCTCCATCAACAATCGCAGTATTAAACCAATTATTTTTTCTTCGTCATTCTTGCCTTTAAGTTGTAGTTTGGATAAATCATTAATTTCAATTGTATCCTCGTTAAAGGGGCGTAAATTAAGATTACTTAAATTCATGTTACTAGCTCTGCGATTATTTATCTCCGCCACTTTATTGTAGGTCATGGATGGGTATTTTTTCTTATTAATGTATGGAATATTGCCAAATTTATTTTCGTATTTAACGATATATAAAGGTTGTTCGTTTTCCTCTTTATCCTTTCCAGGATGAACAAATTCTTTTTCTACAAGAACCTCATTTTCATCGTCTAAATAATAGGCATTACTCATAAAATTTAGATAGGAACCATAAACAATTCTTGAAAATTCTTTTGAAGGAAAATTTAAATATTCATGAAAATTTTCAGAGACGGGATCAATATTTTCTTCTAAGAAGGAGTAATATTTGGGTGTTCTATCAGACGCAGCACCAGCACCTGTGGCAGTATCCTCACTGGTTAAACATTCCGGATGTTCAATAATAACAGTGTTTTTCATAGTCTCATAATTATATTTGTATAAATCTCCTGTTATTTCCGTATCCATTAAGCGACTATCATAATCTAATGAAAGCCATAAATATTCAATAGGTAAAGGTATAATTTTCATAATTAGCAATAATTTATAAGTGTTGATGACCAAAGAGATAAGTCGGTCATCTGCTTTTCCAGTTTGTGATGCCTTTTGAGTTTCTCTAATCCATAAATCACACAACATGTATGCTTCCGCACTTTGAGAGAAAAACATAATACCTCCCGATGTCTCGAACGTATACGGGTCATAGGATATACTATGAGCTAAATTTGAACTCGACCGCGGATCCATACCCCAACAACGCGCCATAAAATCCACATTATTTAAATCAAAAAGGTCTGGATATTTTCGTACAAACATATCACCATCAATATAAACAATGGAACGACCGCCCGCGGATTCTAATGCCTTTTTACAAAAAAAGCATTTACCATTAATAGCCAATTGATAACCGCCTGGTGCATCAAATTCAGGAATTTCAACAGTCATGTAGTTACATTTAAATTTTATACACTCTTCTTCCCATTTTTGTATCATTTGATCGTATTTTAATGGAGCAACAAACTGAAATACTTTATTTAATAATCCATATATAGACAGACCACTATTTCTATAGTTACTTAGTTCACCAGAATAATCGTAATCTATCATTTCGGGTGACTTGAACTTTGCTCTAACTATTTTATTAAGGTCATCATTAAACGCGGCATTAATCGGTTGTTTAAATATGCCTTTAATTTGATCCGAAAGTTTGTTTACCTTGGCATTGTGTATCGATAATTCCTTTTTAGCAATGTTTTTTGTGTAATAGGAGAAAGTACCATTATCCATATTGTTTCTATAATTTAATACCTTTTCGAATAATATTTTTCTGGCAAAATACAATTCAATAATAATATGCTTTGAAATTTTAATAGCGTGTTTCAATATTAAAGTAAACATTTTTTCAGTGTTGGCAGCAGTGGTATAGTTGAACGTTTTAGGTGTTGAACTATAGGTGGGTTCCACATAGTCCAGACGGGGGACAGGTGCCGCTTTTAATGCTTCCAGTTTTTCCAATGCTGTCCGATGAAGATTTGCAAAATTTTTAATTTTTCTGGTTCTTGGTCCTGTTGGTACCTGTGTCGGTACGGGTGGTGCTTCTGGAAATCCGGCAACTCTTAATTTTACTGATTTGAGAGCATTTTTGAGTGCTTTGGACGTTAACTCACCTGCTAATGTATCTGCAACAACCGGTAACGAGTCAGGTTCTGTATCTGCCATATCCGCATTCAAATTTATATTTAAATACTCGTAAATTAATAAATTATACTTTTTGGATTGTTGACGCATAAATTTTTTAAACTCGTCTAGTTCAGTTACACTATTTTCCAGATTATTATACACTTTTGTTTTATAATTTCCACCTACTGAATATAAAGTGTTTAAACATAATTTTGTGGTTATTTTTAACAATAATTCATAAAAATTATTACACGGGCGAGCAGTGTTTAAATTATACTTGCCTTTACCCCACCAATAGGTAGTCATTATAAATTGACTTTCCTCATTTACAATATGTGGAGTATATTTTTTAGTATATAATAATCTTTCTACAAGTTGTATTTTTGTTTCCCCAGGCGAAGCCATAGTTTAGTTTATATATAATATTATATATATTATATTAATAATAATAATAATAATATTGACATTATATAATATGAATATCCGACAAATTTTCTTAAGTAGTATTATTTTCTTGTGCCTGGATTTTATTTATTTAACTACATTTAATAAGTTTTTCAATAAAATAATCCATGATATTCAAGGCAGTGATATTAAATTTAATATTATCGGAGCAATACTCTGCTATATTTTACTGATTTATGGATTAAATTATTTTATTATAGACCAGGGAAAAACAGCATGGGATGCGTTTGTGCTGGGTGCAGTTATTTATGGTGTGTACGAGACGACCAATTATGCGCTGTTTGATAAATGGCGGATGAGCGCAGTGATACTAGATACATTATGGGGTGGAAGTTTGTTCGCACTCTCTACACTGATTATACGGCGGGTCAGGTGAGTTGGTTACGCAAACCTAAAAGGAGGGGTCTAAGGGGAACCTTGGTCCCCCTTTTAGAAATCCAAACTTACCGTATTCTTATCGCTCTTTTGTTTCCGTTTAATCGGTTTGGCAGATGCTGGTCGTTTAATAGACATGGTCGATTCGTTAAAATTATTTAAATCAATCGTGGTATTTTTTTGTGGTGTATTATTATTATTATTATTATTATTATTCATACTTACTGTTTTGGTTTTCAATCCCGATAATAAATCGCTAATGTCGGTAGGTCCTTTCATTTCTGGGCGGGGACTTTGTGTTGGTTGTTGTTGCTGTTGTTGCTGTTGTTGTCGTGCTGACCTCTCTACAGCTTGTTCCTTACCAAAGGGACTGAAATTTTCTTGTATATTTATTCCATCGTTTTCTTGTCGGGCACGTGCTACATCCGGGCGTCCACTGGGCACATTCATACGTTGACTTTTAGTCACCTGCGTTTGAACAGGTGCTGGCGGCGGTCCACGCATGGTATTAGGGGGCGGTGTATTATTAGCACCTGGCATAAAATTGCCCATAAAGTTGCCAAATCCCGGATTGGTTTGCCCCATCGTATTCACCGCCGCCTGGGTAAATTGTTGGGCGAGTTCAGGGTTTTGCCGCATAATTTCGTCCATACCTGGCATGGCGGATTTAAACATGGTGTTGCTCATATGCACCATGATTGCTGACCCACCGAGTTGAAACAAGAGTTTGAGTTCGGGTGCCATTTTCGCCTTGGATTTATATTTCTCGTGGAGTTCAGCAAAGATTTCATCATAATCTTCTATATTTTCATTCAGTTGTTCTGCCCATCCATCCAGTTTAACATCAAACGGGTCAAACCGGTTATTTAAATATTCCATGCCTGTAACTGCTGCCATGAGCATACGCCCTTGAAACTTACAGCTGTTGGATTGTTCTTTCTCGGAAATAATCAATTCATATTCGCCTTGCATTTCGGCAAGAGAGGATTCCATCGTGTATTTTTTAGTCAACTTGGCACCTTTGGCTTCAATCGCTTCCAACTTGCGGAGAATTTTAAATTTCTCCAGTAATAACTCTTCTGCCGTCATTCGCGGTTTATCCGACATGTGTTTATCGGGGTTGACAGGAATATTATTGAATTTACCGAATCCATCCCAGGTTTTAGCATCGGCAGCGCCCGCGCCTGCGCCTGATGTTGCTTTGCCAATATGAATATCCTCTATATTAAGTTTAATAGATTCTTCCTCTTCCTCATTGCTGTGCGCATTTAACTTCATGACATTCGAACCATGACTAAATGCTTGCTTAAACATTTCCGATTTTGAATTCATACGCAAATTTCTGTGTTCAGAATCATCATTGCCAAGGTCTTTGGATAAATCATTTAATTCATTTTCCAATTCAGTTAAATCGCCTAAATCAATGTCGGTGGGCGGGGTTTTGGAACCATCATTTTTCCTTTTTTCGTTCATCAGTAGTTCAATACCGCCGCCAAAATTGACTGAACCACTGGACTTTTTATTTAAATTAATGACGGGTGAGTCATTCAAAGAAATAATCTCAATCTCTTCTGGCATAAAATCGACCATGTTTATTATGATAAAGTTATAAATTTTAACTTTAAGCACTACGCGATATAAAACACTTTTAGGAAAAGTGTCGCAAAACACAACCTTTTGGGAAAAGGTTGCGCCAAAACAACCTTTGAAAAAGGTTGCGCCAAAACAACCTTTAAAAAAGGTTGCGCCAAAACAACCTTTAAAAAAGGTTGCGCCAAAACAACGTAAACCTTCCAGTGAAATTTAAATTACACTTTGAGTTGATTTTGTTACACTTTTTTTAAAAGTGGACAAGTACCACACCCCCTGTAAAAAGGAATCCGCTAAATCATCTTTTTTTTTATGCGTGACAAAAAAATCTTTAAATTCTTTATTAATATCATTTTCCAACAAGTTCAACGTAATGTCTACACTTGCTTTTTTCCGTTCGGCATAGGTGGTTTTATTTTTATTTGTTGTTTTTTCTTCTACTATTATAGTATCTTCTACAGGTTTGGCAAATGTTTTTAATTTATTTGCCGAGGATATAAACGCAATATTCGTCTTATTGTTCATAATAAAATATTGCGCAATCATACCTTGAATAGTCTTCATGCGGTTAGCGATAGGACTAATCTGATTTTCAATAATAATACAATCCGCTTCTAGCATGGAAGGAATTTTATCCAGTTCTTTTCGGATTGAAATACCAATATCTATCATTGTCATTGCATTGGCAGATTGTTTGCCGATAGTGTCTAAAAATTTGTTTTGCATATAGGTCAGGACACTGGATACGATGATTTCTTTTTTACTGCCAACAGGATAAGTTATATTATAGTTCAGACACAATGCTTGTAACTCTACTAGTTTCATTGTTTTAAATTTTTTGGCACATAATTTACTTGTGGGAATAATATAATCGCCCTGTTTTTTACCATGGGTTTTACAATAGTAGTGTTGGTCTTTTGAATACACTGCCTTTTTATTACATGTTTTATCAACTATTTCTACTTTAATAATGTTTTGCACATTTGTAGACTTTTTAGATTTTGTAGTAGATTTTTTAACTTTATCTATTATTAAACAATTACAATTCATCTCTTGTCCGCATAAATTAATAACATCCCATTTAATTATTTTAAATAGTTTATTATCTACATTATTATTATTATTTACAATATTATTATTATTATTATTATTAATAGTAGAGTTTTCCATGATACAATACGCTAAATTTTTAATTCCTACATCTATACTGACAATCCTCATGTGTAAATATAATAGTTAGTTAAATTATTATATTTATATCACTTTTTTCGTGAAACAAGTTTAAAAAGGGGGTAAACCCCTTTGAAACCCCATTTGGAAAAAATTAAAGGAGGGGTCCTAGGGGAACCTGGGTTCCCCTTCTATCGTGTAAAAACATATATCATTATTACACTTATTGATATCATTATTAATTGCTGTAGTATCATGAATAGTTTACCATAGATTGAAATTGGTAAAATATCGCTGATACCAACACCTGCTTGTATTGTTGTACTAAAAAGAAAAAAATCTATTAGTGATTCTAATTTTGAGTCATTATTGTGTTTTAATTTATTGTTATTAAAATGTGTTGAAAAATAGTAGTAAAAGAAAGCAAAAAAAATTATACAAAATAAATGTATTGCTAATGTCTTTAAAACTCGTTTCATTATATATATTTAATGTAAGTTATTTATTAAATATATATTTAAGAATTAAACTCTTATAAAAAGTCGGCATTTCAAATGTCCGAAGGAGGGTTATCTGTGGGTTTTTTCTCTAGAATATGATTTATCATG